AACGAAAATTTATAAAGTTATGATAGTATTAATATGGGTATTGGCGGCATACGGAATGTCAAATATATTGGTCTACGGGTCAATATTTCAAGGAATGAGAGATTCATTTAGAAAAATTGGTGATAGTAAAATCCCGGTAATTGGTGATTTATTTAATTTTATATCGGATTTATTGTCCTGTATGATGTGTACAAGTACTTGGGTTGGATTTTTTATGTCATTAGTGTCATATTCGCCTTGGTGTGAAATAGTTGGATTAAATCAATATTTATCTATATTTTTTGATGGTATGTTAGCGTCAGGTGCGGTATGGGTAATCAATGCGATTGTGGAATGGTTTGAGGAGAACAGAATGTCAAATCAGAAACAAGAGTTAACTTACATTGTAAAAGATGAAGAGGGTAATGAAATTATTAATGGTTAATTTAAAATAAAAATGGGAAAGGCAAAGAAAGAACACAGAGCAAAAGTTGCGAAAAGAAATCAACGAATTGCAATTGCGAAAAAACAATTTCAAAAAAATTATGAAAAAATGATGAAAGAAAAGTTTGAGGAATTAACAAAAAACTTTAACGAAATTGAAGGTGCGGAAGTTGTTGACATGATTGAGAATGGTGTTTCTGTTATGGAAAAATCTGAAGAAGTTGAAGATGCAACAATCGTTGATGAAACATTACCAGACCAAGAAGGGTAATAAACTATGGATTTATTTAATCCACCACCAAAATTTAATTACACAAAAATGACAGAAGAAGTAACATTAACAACTTTAGATAATCCATACATACAAGTGGTGTGGGAGGACTACGCTGAAAACTTTACACAAGAGAAGATTAAAAGTGTTAGACATTATTTCCAAAAGAAATATGAAACAACTAATGTTAATGTAATTACCAAAACCAAAGTTGATAAGGAAACGACACATAATGTTGACATTTCATTTAACATCTTGGATAAGAATTATCAACAGGAATTAGCTAAACAATATCTAGAAAATAAGAATTTAACTGATTATCTAGATAAAGTTTTAGCTATTGATTCTGCGGTTGACAACAAAATGTCATTGAACGATGATGAGGCTCAACCATTTAAAAGATGGTTCATTAAGAACATTGAGTTTTCAAATTTCCTTTCTTATGGTGAGAATCAAAAGATTGATTTTGATAAGTGTAATGGGATATCGGTGGTGGAGTCAAATCCGCCAAACTTTGGTGGAAAGACGGTCTTAACAGTAGATTTATTATTGTTCTTATTCTTTAACGAAACAACAAAAACAACTAAAGCAGAAGAAATCTTTAATAGGTTTACAGATAAGAACAAGGTTGCGGTTAAAGGTGAGGTATTAATTGATGGTGAAGAATATATCATCCTAAGAAATATTGAGCGTAAAAAATCTAAGAGTGGGGATTGGAATGTTAAAACTGAATTGGATTTCTACAAAAGATTATCTGATGGTAGTTTACAGAATTTTACTGGTGAACAAAGAAGAGAGACTGAAAAATTTATAAAGACATCTATTGGTACAAAAGAAGATTTCTTAATGACGATTCTTACCACCGCAACAAACTTGGAGGACCTGATTGATTCAAAACCAACGGCAAGAGGTCAGGTCCTATCAAGATTTATGGGGCTTGAGTTTCTAAAAAGAAAAGAAGAGATTGGGAAAGAAATCTATGGTGAGTTCTCCAAATCAATGATATCTAATGTCTATAGTAGTGAGAAACTAAAGACCGATAATGAAGAGAAAAATAAATCTATTGATGAGTTAAAGACTGAGATTGAAACTGCAAACACATCACTTATTGATATTCAAAATAGAATTATCAAAGGACAAGAGTATCGTGATGGATTGTTAAAACAAAAACATAATGATATAGATACCGAGATAAGTTCATTGGTCCCAACAACTGTAACAACTGAGATTGAAAAACTTGAAAAGACAAAAGAAGGTATAGTTAAACAAATTGAGGAGCTTAATGTTATTGAACCAACTGAATTTTACAAAGAGGATGAACACGATAAAGTTAAAGAAGAATACACCAAACTTAACAAAGAGTTAATTCAACTTGAAACCAAAATAGAAGAGGTTGAGAAATTAAAGAGTTCTGTTGAGGGGGGAATTAAATGCGAACATTGTGGTATTGAGTTAATGAATGCTGCAATCACCAATGCAAAAATTGCCGAACTTGACGGATTTATCGTGCAAAAAGACACTATTTGGACAACAATGCAGGTTTTAACGAGCATTGAGCAAACATTCGTTAGATTAAAGAAGGAGTTTGATGAGTATGAAAAGAACAAACTTATTAAAGAAAAGTATGAGCTAAATATTGAAAGTTGTGACCTTAAGATTAACAATCTAAAAGACAAGATTAAAAAATATAATGAGGTTCAAGATAAAATTGCTGAAAATGAAAAGATTGATGGTTTATTAGTTAAGTCAAGTTTAAGAATGGATGAACTTAACTTACTAAAAAGCTCAACAGAAAAAATAATTTCAACAAATACCTATAAGATAGAAACCTTGACTCAAGAAATTAATAATAATCTTGATAAGATTAAAAAGATTGAACAGGAGGGTGAACAAGAAAAGATATATAAAATCTACTTGGAAATTTATGGTAAGAATGGTATCACCAAAATGATTATGAGGACTATGATGCCATTAATTAACTCTGAATTACAAAGGTTACTTGAGGATAGTTCACATTTCAGACTAGAGATTAGGATTAACGATAAGAATGAAGTTGATTTTGTTATGATTGATAATAATACTCAGGTTGAAAAAAATATGGCTTCAGGTTCTGGTTATGAGAGAACAATTGCGTCATTATCATTAAGAGCAGTATTAAGTAAAATTTGTTCACTACCAAAACCAAATATCATCGTCTTTGATGAAGTATTCGGTAAGATATCAAATGATAATTTAGATATGGTTTCTGAATTTTTTGTTAAAATTAAGGAGTATTTTGAAAAAATATTTGTAATTACGCATAATCCATTGGTTACAAATTGGGCGGACAATGTAATTAAAATTAGAAAAGAAGAAAATATTAGTTTTGTTGGTCAGTAAAAAGTTTATATATTTGTAAAAATAAAGAACATGAAAACTAAAAACACATACATCTTATTTGTCTTTGTTGTTGATGAGGACCAAGATAAGTTTGTTACAACGTTAGGTGAAGAGATATCAATGTTGGCAATGTCAACTGATGTGAGATATTATTACGGACCACAATCTGCGGTATATGTATTCACATCAGATGAGAAATTTAAAAATTTATCTGAATTCATTAAAATTATGTTTGAGATGGAAAAAATTCCATTTATGTTACTACCTTTGGACAAAGAAAACATGACTTCAGGTTTTGGGGAAGAAGTTGATAAACATTTATTTGGAAACACTCCTTTAGTTATTAAACCTACAAGCATTTCTAAAATAAATAGAATTAATGAAATGTTTGAGGATTTAATACACGAAGATTTTGATGACGAAGACAATGAAATTGAAAAATTAAAGTCAAAACCGTATGAACCGTCAGTTAACGATATTCTTGATAAGATTAGAGATACAGGAATTAAATCGTTAACTAAAAAAGAAAAGACTATATTAGATAATTACGCAAAACAACTATAATCATATGAAAGAAAAAAACTTATCAATTCCGATTAATCAAGAAGAAATCCAACTTTATCTTAAAGATATTCGTAAGATAAAAGTGATGACACCTGAAAGAGAAAAAGAACTATCTAACTTGATGAAGACAGGTGATTTATCCGATAGTCAGAAAAACAAAGTTTATAAAGAATTATTGGAAGGTAACCTGCGATTTGTTATTACGGTGGCAAAACAATATCAAAATCAAGGATTAGATTTCCCTGATTTAGTTGCTGAGGGTAATTTAGGACTTATGAAGGCCATTAAAAACTTTGATTGGAGTAAAGACTTACGTTTTATTTCATATGCGGTATGGTGGGTTAAACAATCAATCTTACAGTCCCTAAACGATAACGCGAGAACAATTAGACTTCCAGTTAACGTTGTCCAAGACTTACATAAAGCCAAGAAAGAAGTTGAAGCTAATGGAGGTAAATTAGATGATAAATTCCAAAATTTACCAAGCATGATTGATTTGGATATGAACATCAATGAGGAGGGTGATACATTGGTTGATATTATTAAAAATGATGATGCTGAGATGCCAGATGAGGTCTTTAATAGTAAAGATATTCTTAAACAAAAATTAATTGAAATCCTTGATATTTTGGATGATAGAGAAAGAGTAATCATTGGTGATTATTTTGGGTTGACTGGTACCCCAAGAACATTAGAAGATATCGGGACTGATTTTGATTTAACTAAAGAAAGAGTTAGACAGATTAAAGAAAAGGCTCTTAGAAAATTAAGGAATGAAAGTTCGGTTTTGTTTGACTATCTATAAAAAAAGTAAAACCTTCTATTTATTATGATAGAAGGTTTTTTTATTTTAATAAAAATTATTGTTATGAAAAAAGTTATTGATTTTGTTAAAAAGTTTAAAATACACATTTTAGGGCTATTTCTAATTATTTTCTTTATGCGTTCTTGTATTAAATCAGGTGAAGTTAGAAAATTAGAAAAAGTTAAAACTACTAATGAAATTGTTATTGATAGTTTAAGACAACTTGTTAATGGTCAAAAAGATACTATTAACAATATATCTGAAGTTATTAGACAAGAAAAAATAAAAGTCCATAGAGGTTATGATGATTACATTTCCTCAAAAGATAGGGGACCGCAACTTATGGAATTACATGCGGTTGTAAAGAAAAACATTCAAGAACTTGAAAAATGAAAAAAATATTTAATTGGGTAAAAGATAATCCGAATAGAAGTATGTTTCTGTTACCAATTATATTGGTTGCAGGTATTTCTATTTCACACGTTGTAAGTTGGTATGATATTGCAAACCCTTTTAGTTGGGCGATATATCTATCAATAGCAATTGAAGTTGGTGCAATGACAGCACTTGTTGCCGCAACCAATAAAATCAAAGGAGGGGTATGGTTTATGTTTGGGTTAATCACATTAATCCAAATGATAGGTAACATATTCTTTTCCTTTAAAGAAATTGATGCTAATGGTAATCTATTTAAATCGTGGGTTGAGTTAACAGGCCCATTATGGGAAATGATGGGGTCTGACCCGACAGACGTGGTTTCAATGAAACGATGGTTGGCCTTCTTAGAAGGTGGTTTATTACCAGTAATCTCATTAACATCATTACATTTCTTTGTTAAGTATGAAAGTAATAACACTGTAAATGAGGGAACAACTGATGGTGTAAATGAGGGTATAAGTGAGGAGGATGATGATATTGAGTATTCAGAACCGAATGAAAACTTAATAAATGCTAAAAAAGTTTGGGAAAAAGTTAATGAATTAAGAGAGGAAGGTAAGTTACCTCCATCTCCTACTGAGGAAGAACTTGTTGAAGAACCAACAGCATTAGCGTTTACACCTTATGAAATTGATGAGACTTTAGAAACACCTGAAGAAACATTAATCACTGATGGGTTAGAAGAGGTGTTAGAAGAAGAAACCACTGAAGAAAAAGTTCAATCGGAGAATACTAAGTTTCCAATAGATAAAATGTTGGAATTTGACGATTTAATGACAACCACCACAACCACTAATGATGGTATTAGAAGATTGAGTTATGTTAAAAACATTTAAGTATGGTTATTACAGAATATGGAAACTTTAAACCAACTGGCAAACAAAAGAAAAAGCATCAAATAATACTAACACATACATCAAGAATTGTTAGTGAATATCTACAAACATTAAAATACAGATATAATGGGGATTTCAAAAGAGTTCCCAATTATATTATAACACGAGAGGGTGAAATTCTCAAATTATTAGAAAATCACGAACATACTAATTATTTCGGGGAACCAAATATTAACCGTAATTCAGTTATCATCACACTTGAAAATTTAGGGTGGTTAGAAAAAGAACCGCTAACCGACTATTACGTTAACTGGATTGGTGATATTTATAAAGGTAATGTGTACGAAAAAAAATGGAGAGACCATTATTTTTGGCAACCATATACTGAAAAACAACTAAAGTCCACTGTTGAACTGTGTAAGGAAGTGTGTAAAATGATGTCAATACCTGTTAGTATTATCGGTCACAATACAAAGATAAATGGAGTTCATAGATATGAAGGTGTGGTTACTAGAAGTAATTTCAGTATTGAAAATACAGATTTAAGTCCAGCCTTTAATTTTGAAGAGTTTTTAAAAAAAATAGAATATGAAAAACAAACATGATGAAATTAAAAATTTGTTAAAGGCATCTAGAAATATGTTATCAAATTCGTTGGTTAAAGAAGATACCAATAGAATTAAAAGTGTATATGGTATGTTAAATGAAGAAGATATTACTAAACGATATGATGTTGCTAAGTCAGTTGATGATACTATTGAAGATGATGAAGAAAAAGGAAAAGAAAAAAAACAAGCATATAGAATATCGGGTGGTATTTTAGTTTTACACGGTAAGGACGAGACAGATGTTGAGTTAACAACTGACGAAAAAATCGCGTTCCAAGAAACTATGGATGAATTTGTTGCGGAGGTTTCCGACTTAGTAGATTTTAATCGTTTAAATGTATATGAAAGAAATGTTGAATGGTCAGGTAAGATTATCAACTTTGACATTGAATTCTTTTACTCAATAGGTGAAGAAAACGGAGTATACATTCAAGGGGACATGATTAAAACCGATGAAGAATTTTTAGAGATGATTAATAAATTAAAAGTTTATTACGAAAAATTCAAATCAAAATGGGCTAAAGTTTTAGCATCAAGAAAAAAAACATCACCAAGTGAATAATTTATTTAAAATAGATATAAAATCAATAATAATTTTAGGATTAATCGTTGTCCTATTTTTGTTGAACATGTGCTCAACAGATATTAGTGATGATGGTAAAAAAGTTAAAATTGGTGGTAAAACTTATACGATAATTAAACATGAAATAGATACTGTATTAGTACCTGTAAAACAAGTTATATATAAAGATGGTAAAGAAATATATCGTGAAAATACGATTTATGTTGATGTACCGTCAAATGTTGACACAAACGGTATTATCAGAAATTATTACAGTCAGGTTGTTTATAAAGACACATTAAAACTTGGTGATAGTTTAGGTTATATCTCTGTTGTTGATACTATTTTTAATAATTCCATTTTAAATAGGAAGTGGGAATCTTATGTAAATAAAATTACGGTTAAAGAAACTCTTTATTTAAAAGAAAACCCAAGATTACAATTTTTTGTTGGAGGATTTGGAGGGTATAACTCAGGCTTAAATAGCGTATATCTTGGACCTACAATTATGTTAAAAAATAAAAAAGAAAATACTCTTAATCTCGGAATTGGTGTGGGTACAGGAAAAGAAGTTTTGTTTCAAGGGAGTATTTATAGATTAATTAGACTAAAGAAATAATATGGCACTTACTGCAACGGAAAAAAAAGAAATTGAAGTAATGATTCGTAAAGAAATCAAAGACTTTATTGGTAGTAATACTATGAAACAATACGAAGATAAGTTATTAACTATTTTGGCTAAAGAGATTAGTAGAGGTAAAGTACAAGGTGATGTTAAAGACGTTGTTATTAGAGTGTTCAGAGAGTTCTATAATTTTATGTGGACCCAAAGAGGATATTGGGAACCAAGATTAAAAAATGCCTAATATGAAAATTAAAGAAGCGATAAAAGATGATTTGATTTCCGCTATCGGAGATGAAATTGGTGCTAAAGGTATGTACGGTCAAACCTCAAATGCCGCTACCGAGATAATTAAGAGTATGTCTAAATTAAAAAAAGAACTGGGTGAAACTAAGAAAAAAAAGAAAGATGGTGAAACTGATGAAGCGATGGGTGCGGTAGGTGCTGGTGGATTTTCACAACCTTTATTTAGTGTTAAAAAGAAAGACATTGAGGATGTAACTAAAGTTGAGACAAAAGAAGCGACAGGTTCCGTTTCATCAGGTTCTTATGTGACAACGGCCGCTTGGGCCAAATCAACTAAGAAGAAAGATTGGAGAGGTAAATCTAAAACACAAATACCTGGAGGTAAATTCGTCCAAGTAAAAAAGAAGTGTAAAAAATTCCCATATTGTAATCAAGGTGATATTGGAGCATTAAAATTTACAAATGAAAATGTTGCGGATAATGTGATAAAAAGATTAAGTGAAAAATACAATTTAAAAGAAAGTATTATTAGAGATATTTTATCTAAACACTATGATATAAAAAAATAAACCCATCTATGGTGATATTTATATAAAAAACAAAACAATGAAAAGAAGACTAAATGAAAGTTATATTAATTCTATCGTTAGTAAATTTTTAAATGAGAATTTAGAAGAAAGGGCTGACGAACTTATGTCAAAGATAAAGACTAATGTTAATGAACTTGGTGGTATGGAAGACGACCATCCTAAGTTTGGTAAATTAAATTTCTCAAAAATGTCACGAGAAGAAATTGACGCATTAATGAATGATTATGTTGATTCTGATGAAGAAGAAGATGAAACAATGAGAGGTCGTTTCTTTGATGATGAAGATTCGGGTGACGATGAATGGACTGAACTTGATATTGATTCCGATACAGAGTTGGATGAGGGATTTGACGACCCATTTATCCAAAGAGAGAGAGGTGGGAAGGATTATTCATCAAAAGAGTTTAAAAAAATACCTAAAGGTAGACCTGTAGATATGAGAAATTTAAGAGATGACTCAATAACACCTGGTAAATATCTTGGAAATAAAATGAACGATATTTCTGATTTATTTAAGAGACACTTCCGTGATGATGAAGATGACGATTACGATTATGACTTTGGTGATGATGATGGTGGCGATTTAGTATCAGAAATGGAAAAATCACTTTGTGAATGTGGTGGAAATATGTATGAAGGTGAATGTATGGAATGTGGTAAATCATATAGTATGATGGATGAAGACATTTATGATGTTGATGATTTAGACGATTCTAATGAATTTGACTACGTAGAAGAAGGTGTATTTGATGAAGAAGGTGATGAAGAGTTTGACTACACTAGTAATGAGTCAAATGTTGGTGGGTGTAAAGCGGTTAAAGATACCATCCGTAATCAAGGAGGTAAAGTCACTGATTTAGATAAGGAACTTATGAAAAGATATGATTGTAAGTCGGAAATGACCGAGAGACTTCATGGTAGACAAAGAGTTTTGGACAAAAACAAAAATAATAAAATTGATGCTGAGGACTTTAAAATGTTACGAGGTAAAAAATCTGAAACTAAAGAATCCGTTAAACCTGATTTCTTAGATTTAGATAAGGACGGTAATAAGAAAGAATCAATGAAGAAAGCATCTAAAGACGTTAAAAAGAAACATGTTAAAGAATCTGTACAACTTACTGAAGATGAAATGATTGAGTTGATTGAGAATATTATCAAAGAAGAAGAGAAGTTGAAAGTTATTGGTGGAAAACCTAAAGGTCTTACTAAGTATGAAGAGGTTCATAAAAAAGATGGTAAAGAAAATGATGAATATTTGAAATCAGTTGCTGCTAAAATGAAAGAATACTTGAAAGACGGCTCTAAAGGTGAATATAGTGAAAGTCCTAAACATTTTCCTAAAGGAAATGGTCAATTAGCAAAAATGAAGGCTAAAAAATACACTATGTCTGATGATGGTAATGATTTCCTTAATAGTTATATGAGACCTGGAATGGAGGATTTAGTACCTGAAGAAATTGAATACGATGAAGATTGGGTATCTGACTCTATTGAAGGCTCCTCAAGAACAGGAAATAATCCAGAATGGGCGAATGCTGAAGAAACTGATTTGGGTAAAAAAATTAATAAGAAAAGAAAAGATAAGAAATTTCATAAAGCTAAAGAAACTGCTTATAGAAAAACTAGAGTCCCTGTTAGTGACGGTACTGGTGAAAATTCAGGTTCAGGTATACACATTAAAGAATCTGACACCAAAGAAAGTAAAGTATTGAACGAAGAGTTCAACAAGATTCAACATTTAATGAATTACGACAGAAAAACTCAATAATTTACAATAACATATTATCAATTATTATTTCTCCATAGACGAACTCTATGGAGAATTTTTTTAATTACTTAACAAAACTAATATCAACTGAAGATGTGTTGATATGGTTTGAAGCGAATAATATAATCTACGAAAAATTAGAACTGTTTTCTGATTTTTCATTATCTCTATATGACTTAATAAGAAAAACTTATTTAGGTGAAAGTAATCTTCCTAATGATACCAAAATAACATTAAGTGATGATGATAATCTAAAACATTTTGATTGGTGTTGGAAAAAGACATTAGACAACTTCAGCAAAGAGGGCATTAAGTTTTCACAAGAAGGAGAGCATTATGAGTATTTCAAAACATTCTTTTTTGACATTTATTATAATCAAAGAGAGGAGTATTTAAAGAATTCTGTAGGTGAGTTCTTTAAAGATTTATTTGATACTCAAAAACCATTTACTAAATCTGATTTAGATGTGGTCTCAAGTATTTACAAATACTTAGATAAGAATATTAAAAAAGTTTGATTCTATTTACTATAGGTCAAATAAAATTACATTTTACTTACAAAATAAAATTTACTAAAATTTAACTTAAATGGAAACATTAGAAAAAATCAAAACATTGACTGAAGAATTATCAGTTGACGCAACTAAGTTCTTTAAGAGTGGTAATAAAAGTGCTGGTACAAGAGCTCGTAAATTAGCTCAGGAATTAAAAGATTTATTACAAACTCTAAGAAAAGAAGTTTTGGAAGAAAGAAAAACTGCTGAATAATGTATAAAATTGAAACTATATTTTTATTTATTTTTATATTTTCAGTTCTTGCTATATTAAGAATAGCATTTAGGTTTGTAATTACCCTATCACAAGATAATCCTGAAAGAATGGTATTAAGTGATAGGGTAATCATTTACTTGGGATTATCAGTGTCCTACATCATAACATATTTAATAAAATCATAAAATGAGTTTATACAAAGAGTTTTCAAACCTGTTACCTTACTTACAATCAGTAAGAAAATTGAAAGATTATTTTAGTTTTGACGTATTATTCCCAACAACTTGGAAATTACCTAAAAAGTATGTTGATGAAGATAGGGTTGTTGAACAAGAATCTAAAACATCTGGATATAGATTTTTTTCATTTGTTAGTGAGATAAATGAAGAAGATGTTGAAAGAACGTCCTCTAATATTAAGAACATTGTTAGATACAATTTAGAGAGAGAAGAAAAAGAAAGATTGTTTGAAGATAAAGTTACCGAACTTAAAACTATTTTTGAGAAACAAAATTTGAAGAGTCTTAAAAATCTAAAATTTCAGTTAAATTTAAAAAAAATTGAGTTAGATGACGATGAAGAAGAAGTCAACCCAACTGAAGTGGTTGGAAACCCAAATGGTGAAGGATAGGATTGAATTAGATAAGGAAAAACAAGAACTAATCAATCAAATTAAAAAAATGAAACGAGAGGATGTTTTACCTCAAAAAAAAGAACCTGAAAAACTAACAATATGGGAGAAAATCAAAAAAGTGTTGATGGGATTATAGAAAAATTAGCTATGGTATCTGATGCTATGGATGATTTATTTCCTACAGGAAGAAAGGCGGTTGTGTTTGAATTAAAACCTGACGATTTTAAAAAAGTACAATCAAATTTTAGAGAGGTTGACAGTGCTCATAAACAATTCAAAATAGACATTTCAGGTATTGAATTTATATTTTTGTTGGATGAGTTGTTGAGTGACGAAAAAGGTAATGTTTAGGGTATCCTTTCTCAACTAATAAACTATACAGATATTTTCTTTGTGTTCTATCATAATCTTTAACAAAGATACAATCCATTCTTTTAGATGTTAAAAAATGATTTGAAAGAGAATCAATAAATCTTGAAGAGTCGTCATCATTCTTAAATGTGAAGAGGTTAAATACCTCATCATTTTGAACTACTATTTTATTATTAAGTTTAGATACCAATTTCAAACCAGAAGGGTCCAAGTATTTTTTAATAAATGTTAGTGTATTAATTTTTGATTTTTTATTGTAATCAACAAAAAACTCATCAATATTATATTTTGATATTTTATTTATTGAGAGTTCACCATCCTCCACCTCAATTTTTATTTGTCTACCAAAGTCATCTTTTACAAATAAGTTACTTGAGTTAATGTTCTTTGGAGATATTAAAGCTAATTCATAATCGGATTCAAAACCATTATCGTATTGTTTTGAAAATATAACAGAATCACTTTTCTCCATTAAAGATTTATAACAATCTTCAGCTCGTTTAGACGTTTTAAATTTCTTTATTATTTTCTTTTTTATCTTATTTTTAAAAAGAACAATTTGATACATAAACAAAATTAACATAACAATACTAAAAGGAAATGAGTAATTTTTACGAAACATTAGGGGTTACGGAAACTGCCACGCAGGACGAGATAAAAAAGGCATATAGAAAATTGGCGGTTAAACATCATCCTGATAAGGGTGGTTCTGAAGATACGTTTAAACAAATTTCTGAGGCTTACGATGTCTTAGGTGACGAAAATAAAAGGGCTCAATATGATAGTCAAAAAAACAACCCTTTTGGTGGTATGGGTGGAGGGTTTAACCCGTTCTCAGAGATGTTTAATATGTATTCCCAAGGATTTAGAAGAGGAGCTCCAGATAAGGTATTACACGTAAACATCGGAGTGTTAGAGTCGTTCAGAGGTGATGGGAAAGAAATTGTATATTCAAGGGAGATTATGTGTGGAGATTGTAATGGTGGCGGTGGAGATAAAGAAACGTGTCATGTGTGTCAAGGAGCTGGATACCAAACGTTTAACGTAGGAGGGAGTATGTTTAGTCAAATAGTTAGACAAGCTTGTAATAACTGTAAAGGTTCAGGTATGGTTTACACGAAGGCTTGTTTTAAATGTAATGGAAAAACCACAAATACTATAATTGAGAAAATTAAAATTAAAATACCTCATGGGGCGGATGAGTCTCAGTTTTTAAAGATGAAAGGTTACGGGGATTATAGTAGTTCTGGTTACGGGAATTTGGTTATGAAACTTAATATTATTCCTGAAGAAAATTGGGAAAAATTGGGTAATGATTTAATATATAATAAATTCTTTGATTTAAGTGATTTACAAAGTGATATTATTAATATTCCACATCCTAATGGGGATATCTCAATTAACTTACCTAAAGAATTTGATACAACAAAACCTTTAAGAGTAAAGGGGAAGGGATTTCACGGTGGAGACCTTTTTATAAAACAACACGTTAAATTTGTGAAAGATTAATGACTGAAGTAAGTAATAATATTTCCAATTAATTTAATTGTACCATAAATTGATGTTGATAACATAAAAAGAGAAAATCCAAATAACAGATAATGTGACGTACTTAACCCTTTCTTACAAGTTTTACATTCTGTGTTAGTTTCTGGTGTCATAAAATTCATTTAATAATAAACAATTATATTACTAATAATTTTATAAGTAAATAAAATAACCCCATTGAACCAATGGGGTTTTAACAGATTGTTTCACTTATTAAGTTGGGGTAATCAACCCGTATCACCTCACCTGATACTTGATGGTCAGATTGTTAGTTAGGAGTTCTGACATCCTGTTGTGAGAAATCAATCATAACAACAATACAAAGGTAATGATTTTTTTTAATTATCTAACTATTTATAAAAAAAAGATTATGAAAGCAATTAATGAAGAACTTAATTATATGAAATACCTTTTGGGGTATCAAAAGGGGGTTGTTATCTCTGAACAACAAGCTCAGCCACAGGCCCAACAACAAGCTCAGTCACAGGCTCAACCAAAGGTTTCCGCTAATGTGGAGATACCTAAAATGCCTGTAAATACTGCCAAAGTATTTAAAGATTTATTTGTTACAACTGAATATCAATTAACACAAGTTGTTATATTAAAATATAGCGAAAATTCGTCAATCGTTGTTGGTTCTAAAGGGACTCCTTTTCTTTTTGTAGGTGTATTACCAGCGAGTAATGACCCAACAAAACAAATACCTTTAACTGTTTCTAAACCTATAGACCCATCAGGTTGGAATGAATACAGATGGGTTGAGTTTATTAATAATTATGATAATGGTTCTATACCAGCAAATACAATTGCACAATTTTTAGGGATGGTTAAAACAAATGTCAAAAATAGTTTCGGTACTTTAACTCCTGATAAAATAGGGCCAGCCGTTAAGAATGACCCTAATAAGTTGAAGAAGTATCAAGAAGCAATTGCTATGTCAGGAATTAATCCAAACTTCAAAAAAGCTTAATTACCCAAATCGGTATCATAGATTACACCTATAATACTTGTATTTTCTAAATATGGTGCTGAAAATGTTCTAACCATAGACATAGTTACTTTATCATACACTTCAACATATTCCACATATTTGTTATCATACGGTGTAATTAAGTCATAAACCACATAGTATTTGGTTGTATCGTGGTATTGCTTGAAATCAGTAGTCCAAACCCAATCAACGATTTCTACTCGTTTATTGTAGATATATGGATTGTATGAAAATCCTTGAACAGAATCCATATCAGAATATTTTTGAGAAATCAAAAATTCATCTTTTGAAATCGTTCCATAGAAAAGTCGTTTTAGAAAATCAGTTGTCTGACCTACGGAGTTGAATGATAGGATTACGATGAGATAAGTTAAGATTGTTTTCATTGTGAATGGTTTTAATTATAATGCTAATATAACGCTTTTTATAATAGGATAGAGAATCTTTGTTTAATTTTTTTTTTCGGACTTGCTTTTTTGGTTTATTTATCGTATTATTGTAAAAAAAGTAAAATGTTAAGTTATATCGGAGGTAAGAGTAAGATTGGAAAGTGGATTGTCCCTTTCTATGATAAAGATATGGAAACATACTTGGAGACATTTGGGGGAATGTACTGGTGTTTCTTTAATATGGATTTGAAGCAGTTCCCCAATTTAAAAAGAGTTGTTTATAATGATTTCAATCCACTCAATTATAATCTATTTAAATGTGTTCAGAATCCACAGGAATTGTTGAGAGCAATAAACTCTATTGAGTGTCAACAACAAGGGGTGGAGAATACACCTATTCATTTGAAAGAACAATTTATCAGCTTTCAGGCTGAAATATTTAACGAAGGTTTCAGCGTAAACCCTGGTGATTATGAAACCGCGGCTAAGTATGTTTATATTTTAACACAAGTATTCTCAGGGTCCAAACCTGAAACCTCATCTTACATTGACCTAAAAGGTAAATATAAATCAAAGTATCTTACATTCAGAGATAAGTTGAGTAAACCTGATTGGGTTGAGCATTTCCTAAAAATAACGGATGTTGAGAATATGGACTTTGAGGATGTAATCAACAAATATGATTCTGAAAAGACCTATATCTATTTGGACCCACCTTATTATCGTACTGAGAACTATTACTCCAACCACGACTTTGATAGAGAGGACCACGAAAGATTGGCAAATGTTTTGAAACATGTTAAAGGTAAATTTTCATTATCTTATTATGATTTTCCTTTATTATCTGAGTGGTTTCCAAAGGACATTTATACTTGGGAGATGAAAGAGTTCGCAAAGGCCGCTGCGGCTAAAAAAGGGACTAAACAAAATATGGGTGAAGAGTTACTCATTATGAATTATAAATAAAAATGACTATTTTTGAAAACTGAAATATTTATTAATAAAAAATATCGTTATGAGATTTAATTCTGTATTAAGACAATTATTGAAAGAAGAGCAATCAAGATTCCAAGTATTATACGACAAGTTAGTTGCACCTAATAAAAAAGACCCCAAAGGAAGGGGTATAATGGATTTTGATACATTAAAGTCAATTATATTTGCTGACCCCACTACTAAGGCACCTCAGAACTTTGATGTTGATGGTGCATCAATCCAAGATATGGATAAAGTTAAAGTGGGTAAGTTCACACAGTGGATGTTAAAGAACTTTGTTAAACCATCAAGTCAAGATTTGGATGATATCGGAACATCTGATGTTAATTCACCAGAATACAAAAACACAATTAAAGAGTTTAAGAGACGATTCGTTGAGGACTTGTTCAAGTTCACGGATATGTTGAGTAAGTTTGAAAAGATTAAACAATACATCCCTCAAGAACAAAGAGACATTAATAAATTAACTCCTAATTCATTGTTGAATATTATCGTGAATCTTCCTGAAGATGTCAAACAGAAAATCAACAAAAAAGATGTTAAGTCTCAAGCTAGACAAGAAAGGAAGGAAAACAGATTTGCACATCCAGGTGGTGAGATTATATTTGAGGGTCCTAACTATACTCTTATTAAAATAGATGGTACAGGACCACAACAACAAGAAGCCGCTCAATGGTATGGTGGATTCTATGATTATCAAAATGGTGAATCACATTGGTGCACATCACCTCCAGGGTCTAACTACTTTATGACTTACGCTAAACAAGGTCCTTTGTATGTTATTATGGCAAACGATGATAAAGGTTCGGTAGGTAGTAGAACGGGATTGCCTCAAGAAAGATTTCAGTTCCACTTCCCATCTAATCAGTTTATGGATAGAATGGACCGTTCAGTTAACTTGGTTGAAATGTTAAACGGACCAATGGCGGAATTAAAAGAGTATTTCAAACCTGAGTTTGCAAAAGGATTGGTTACTGGTAACGGTGAAAAGGTTGAGATTAACTACCCTCAAAGTTCGGCAGGTAAATTCATTGCTCTTTATGGTTTTGATGAATTGTTTGAATCTTTGCCAACAAATATTAAATACTTGTTGATTAGTAATACATCTAACGAAGATATTCAATTGGATGTTCCAGAAAGTATAGGTAGATTTACAAATGTGGAGGCACTTTTACTTGTTAAACTTGTTAAAAGTTTACCTGACAGTATTGGTAATATGAAGAACCTACAGTTCTTAACGTTATCTGAGAATAAGCATTTGAAAGAATTACCTGAGTCATTGGCTGATTTACCTAACTTATCATTTGTAACAATTAGAAATGTTCCTAACATGGTAATACCACCAAGATTGGCCGAGAAGATGGTTGAAGAAGGTCAAGGTTTTTACTATGTTCAATAACTAATTAAAAAGTTTAAATATGAAAAGTGTTGATATTGACTTATATATGAATCAGTTCATCAACTTTTTTGAAAGTAACCCAAATGATTTGATTGAATTAATTGGGGACACTTTAAAAGAAACATTCTACGATAAAGTAAGGATGAGGTGTATTGAAAACTACGAGAAAGGTGGAGATATTTCTCTAACTAACAGACAAATGATGGAGATTGTTTTGGAGATTAGAAATGAGGATTCACCCGATTTGAAACGAATATCCAAGATATTTGAATCAACAAAATACGGAACTATTTGTTTAAATTAAAAAAAAAATCCTCCAGAGTGTTGGAGGATTTGTTTTTTTGTATATCTTTGTAAAACAAATTTAAACAGAGATATATGAAAGCAGAATTCACCGTAGAGAAAATCAAAGAACTAGCACCATCAGTATTCGCAACAGGTCCTTCACCAAAGGTGTCTGACAAGTATGTATTCGTACCAACACAAGACATCCTTGAAAACTTCCAAAGAGAAGGGTGGGAACTATCTAGTGTAACTCAAACAGGTAGAGGTGTTCACGCACTTCACCAATTGAAATTCCGTAACGGTGAATTACCTAAAGTTGGTGATACTTTGGTTGAGGCTATCATCCGAAACTCTCATAATGGAACTGCAACATTCCAAGTTAGTGCGGGACTACACCGCCTTGTATGTTCTAATGGTCTTACGGTTCCTACGGCAATCTCTGACTCCCTTAAAGTTCGTCACCAAAAGTTTGACTTGGATGAGGTTAAACGATTGACTGAGACTTTCGCAAAGCGTCTTCCTAAAATTGAGACATCTGTTGGTCGTATGATGGAAAAAATAATGACTACTGACGAAAAGATTGATTTCGTTAGAAAATCTGCTGAGTTCCGATGGAAGACAGGTAAAGTTCTTTCCGCAATGGAGGTTGAGGGACTATTGGTTCCTAATCGTGTGGACGATGAAGGTGACGACCTTTGGAGAGTAATGAATGTGGTTCAAGAGAAGTATGTTCGTGGAGGACTATCTTACGAGACACCAACTGGTAGAAAGACCGCTCTTAAAGGACTTAAAGGTATCTCAGCGGTGAATCAAATCAACACCCAACTTTGGGAACTTGCTGAAACAATGATTTAATAAGGTGGGGATTAATTCCCCATCTTTTCTTATATTTGTGATATGGAGAAACTTTTTGAAGATATTAAGGTTACATACGATGTGTGGTTGTACGATGACAATAACTCATTGGATGAGTATGTAGATACTCCCGAAGATGACTTATACCCTGAACCTTTTGGGGTTAAATTGCGTCAATCTAGACGGTATATGTTAACTAATGGGTTTTTTAAAAACAAAACGATTAGTAATAACGAAGAAGCATTCAAGGGGAATTATGGAAATCCTTTTGCTAAAGTTTCTATGTCAAGGAGAATTGCCTCGGTTACAAAAAACGAGGATAAGGTTAGTATTAAAATATTTAGATACAGTAGGGGTAGAAATGTTGGTAAAAAGTATTTCAGAGTAAGAACTAACCTTGAATATATATCATATAACATAAAGACAAATGCCCTGTATTATGGTAAAATAATAAATTATCACTTAAAGAGAAAGGCGATTAAAAAATGCAACAGGGTTTTATTAACTAGTGATTGGCTTGAGTCAATCAATTGTTATATTAATGGTAGTTTGGGACACTCAGATAGTCAATCAAATATGCTTGAATCATTTGTTAATGGTATTCCTGGCACTGAAAAGTATTCAGGAGAACCCAAAATGAGATTCTATAAATACTTCTTGGAGAAAAGCGGGGCTAAACTACCAAACAATTGGGATGCGTTCATTTGTGTTTATCCACAACCTACTAAAAAGTTACTAAAGAAAGTTAACTACAAGTTTATAGATTCTTATATGGATTTACATAAACTAAAAGGTGATAAAATTAAAAGATGTTTACATTTGGTTAAAGTTATTAATCTTGAATATCTACACTTTGCATATCAAGTATTTGGTGAAAAATATATCCTATCAAAACCTGACGAAGACATTGTTAAAATACTACAGTTTAGTAATTATTATGGTGGTACATATTATAATTTGAACGATTATACTAAAGCTGAAAAAAATAATGCTTATGAAATTTTTAAATTGATATTGGATGAAAAGATTGACCTTTCCACATTTACAGACCACATAAGGTTTAAACTTAGATTATCGGATATTAATCCTGTGAAATGGAAATCTAAAACTCTTGATGATTTTAATGACGAGCATTACGAATGGAGTGAGAAAGTTGCGGACCTTAGTAAATGTAGATATGATAGATTTTACGGTAACGATTTCAAGGGATGGGTTGAACAAAATATTGCGGTGAATGAAATTGATTATTACCCTGTCTTATTAACCAACAGTTCTGAGTATAACTTTGAGTCAATGACACAAAATAACTGTGTTAGAACTTATATTAATAAACCTTCGGCGATGATAATCTCATTGAGGGAGGGTTCAAACACAGGTAAGAATAAATTAACTATTGAATATAATTTGGTATGTACTGATTGGGAAACTAAAGAGATAACCTTAAAAAGAGTTCAAACCAAGAGAAAATCAAATATGATTCCAGAACCTGAATGGGATGAACCTCTAAGAATTTTGGATTTGAGGATAAAGGAGTTATGTAAACAGAAATTATTTACCTTACCTAAAATACAAGTTACATTTAAGAATATGTCAAAAATTGAAAGTGGTTTGAATATTGGTGACGATGGTTTTATTCAGTGGGATAACCGAGCCGTTCAAGCGGGACATAGTTTAAATTTTTATGAATTTGATGATTTACCGTGATTAAAGTACCTGAATATATAATTGATTTGTTTAAGGTTGAGATTGGCTCATACCCTTGTATATCGTATGTCAGAATTTTAGATAAATCAATTCTTACTAAAATGTTAACTAAGTCCACAACATTGTGGTATTTAACGGATGCAAATTACGATAAATCACTAATGGTTGAGGAGTTTTTAGTATATGATATCACAGGTATTTTTATTTACTATTCACTATCTGAAAACAACGAATACGATGTATTTATATTATCTAAAATTGACAAAAGAGATATTGTTGATTTTACATTATACACAATAAAACAACAAAATAAGAATTATGGAAATAACAGCGAAAGAATTACAGGAAAAGATTAATAATGGGGATAAACTTATGGTTGATTTCTGGGCGTCTTGGTGTGGCCCCTGTAGGATGTTGAAACCAATTTTTGAGAAAGTGTCATCTGAAAATACAACTGAAGTTCAAATGTATACGATGGATGTTGATACCAATAGAGACATTGCGGTTTCATTAGGTATTAGAAGCGTTCCAACGATTAAGGTTTTCAACGGAGGACAAGTAGTTGATACAAAAGTAGGACTTGTACAAGAAGAAGTGCTTAAACAAATAACAAAAGAACTTGTAAATGGATAAGATATTAATTGTTTTCACAATGAAAGGATGTCCTTTCTGTGAAATATTTAAAGGACAATTAAAGGAGAGTAACCTTGAGTTCTATGAAAGAGATATTGACGAACATAAAGACGAATATGATTTATTTGTTGAGATTACCGAAAATGATTATGTTCCAGCATTTATGATAGTAGAATCACCAAACGAAGTTCCAAACTCATTGTTATTTGCACCTGGTAGAGATTTTGAAGAGATTGAAGATGGTGTTAAAATAGTTAAAGAACACTTCCAAAAATAATAACAAACCCCACTCACAAGGTGGGGTTTTCTTTTACATAATAACTAATTCCTCTAATTTGTCTCTGACAAGCCAAGGTTTATGTGAAAATGGTTTATCTAAATCCTCCGTTAAATTATAAGTTGATAGTAGGAATTTAAAGTCCTCCAATTTAAAATCAAATACGTCTAAAACTAATGACTTAACAACCTTGTCGGGGTAATGTTTTGTTTCGGAATACAGTTCAATATCAAAATCCTCTTCTTCGTTTAGTTTGGTTGATATTTTAAAGTCTATCTTATTTGATTTTATCACATTAAATAGATGATTACAGATGTATTCGGAGTAGTAGTAATGTAATCTACCCATATTTAAACTATGTCCGTATGGAAACTCGGAGGTTACTGATAAAGGTGAATAAATGAAATTAATTAACGACGGTGTTTTTGTTTCTGAATAGTCAATCTCAACTTGTAACCCATTGTTATCTGATGCTGACCACACATTAAGTTCATTTGATTTTATAAACTCTTGTAGTTTTTTAGAGAATGACGGTCTTTCGGTATTATAAAAGGTGAATGAATAATCAGTTTTACTTTCAAGTTCAACATCATACATAATTAGGTCAATTACATTAATGTTATCGTAACCGAACTTTGAAAGTAGTTCTTTGTTTTGTTCAGTAAACTCCTCTTGGACTTTTGACATCTCCAAAATATCTTTACGATTTGTCATCCCATTAATAACAAAGAACTTTCCACAATCAGTTACTTCAATAACCGAATCGTAATCAAGGGTTAATTTTTTTAAAATGTAATCGGCCATTTTATTAACAAGACCTCTGTTTGAATTTGGATTGATATATCTCATAATGTTAAATTTATACCAATTAATAACTAAAATTATTAATACCTTAAATAGTAAAATGAAAAAAGGAGGACATACAATATCCTCCTATCCTTTCTAGAAAACCAAGAATTACTTCTTCTTAGTGTAGTATTTCTCTACAACCTTCTTAATTGACTCCTGAATAGAAGTGTTATTAGTTGGTTGTGCTTGAGGTGCTGCACCTTGTTGAGCTGGTTGTGATTGGTTACCTTTGTTCTTACATCCACACGACATATTACTTTTTTTTAATCGTTTATTATTTCAAATCTATGTTTATAAATAGTTCTTCTAATGGAACCTTTATGTCCATTGTCAACTTTTTTACCTCTAAGAGAATTAGATAGTTTCATTCTAACATTTCTAGGGGTACCAGTAGTGAACCCATTTTCAATTAAATAGTTAGCTCCTGAAACTAAATTATCAAAACTTAAAGTTTCATTAGTTAATATATTTGTTAATGAATATTTTGTAAAGTTTTTATTTTTTCTAAGATTAAATTTTGAAAGTTTAATTTTAACTTCATCATTATATGTATTTCGTCTAAATTCATTTACTGTTGCTAAATTGTAGCCGTAATTTAAATCATTTGACTTAAATAAATTAATATAATGATTCTCTCGGTCTATAAGAATGGATGAATCGCACTCCTCAACAATATTGAATGAGAAAGAATCTTCACCATATTTATTGTAAGATTTCTGTAGATATTCATTATCGTGAGTTTTTTTAGATAGTAACCAAAAGTGTTTGTATTTACGACTTTCTAAATTAATAGAACTACCTATGTAAATTTTATTATTCACATTATTCACAATACTATAAATACCGCAACCCATATCAATAAATATCTAAATGAGATGTAATATGTAAATAAAACCTTGTTTTAATTTATTTTAAAATATTTATGGATATGAAACCAAATATTAACCACAACAAATTGCGTAAGTTCATTAATTTATTAGTTGAGCAGGATGTATCTGATGATGTATATCGTATATCACCTGAAGAATACTTAGAACTATTAAAACTTTCTGACAATAGTCCTGGTGTTACTAGAATCAAAAAGTTCGGAGGTAAACCACTATATATTACGGGTAACTTAGATGTTAGAGGATTACCAATAAAAACACTAGGTAATGTTGCTTATGTGGATGGTGGATTGAACATAAGTAATACAAAGATTTCTGAATTACCTGATGGGATAACCAAAGGATATATTAGTGACTACGGAACGCCAAGAGAATCCAAACGACTTATTAAACAAGACCAAAAATGGTTGGCAGAAAACCAAGAAAGGAAAGAAAGTGGTGAGTGGAAAATAGGTGAAAGTGATGAGGCAAATAAAGTTAACGCTCTATTTAAATGGTTAGTTGGTTCTGGAGAAATTGAAACATTAGATGATAATGAAAGGGAAGAATTGGTTGAGTTAAAAAAGAAATACGAAAGAATTGAGAAGGAATATAATGAGACCGAGGATGATGAAGAAGAGAGTGAATTATACGATAAATTAAACGAATTGGAGGGTGACATTGAAGGTCTTGAAGAAAGAAATAATGATTTATATAATACAATTGTTCCTTATGGGAAACATTATGGTTTAGATGACTTCAATATAATACCATTAAGAACTAGAAGTAATTATGTTGAATATACCGTGGCAACAGAAGATGAAATGGATGAAGCTCTTGAAGAATATTATAAGGGTCGTTTAGAAGATGATGGTGTGGGTTCGTTTAATAAATGGGTTATTGAAGATTGTCTTGATGAGGATTATATTGTTGAAATGGCTGAGGAAGATTATAATCGTGATGTATGGGATAATCCCGAATCTTATTTTGATGACGATGATTATGAATTAAGTGATGAGCAAGAAAAGAGAATTAATGAACTTAATGATTACATCAAAAGTTTGGAAGAATATATTGAAAGAATGGAAAACAGACAATCTGAGTTAGATTCTGAAATTGAGGAACCCGATGAGTATTCTAAAGCTTATGATGAAGTTCAAGAAATGATTGACGATGCTGAAGATAAAAAATCTAATACCGAAGATGAGATTGAAAGTATAAATGACTCTGCTAAAGAAGTAACTCAGGATATGGTTGATAATAAAGTTGATGAATTAGTTCACAGAGTTAGACGAGACCCATTAGATTATCTTAAAGATTTAGGATATAGTGATAATGATATAATAAGATTTGTTGATAATGATTGTATACTTAAAATACTTATAAAAAACGGTGACTATGGTGATATTAATGGATATGATGGTCAATACGACACCTACAGGATTGATGGTAAAGAATATTATATTATGAGAATTAATTAATCTACCAATTTATGATAATTTTACTTATACTTATGTCATGTCAACAAAAAAACCAAAAAAGAAATTTGATTTTATCATGGATACCGACTGGTTATTCCATGGCGTGTTAGACGCAGAACAAAAACAGTATGTCCTATTAGATTATTTCCAAAAGTTAAATAAGTATTTTGAAGAGATGAAGATTTACCCGATGTTTATTGAGTTGTCTTTACATTTAGGGAATATTCAGACATTAATAAATTCTAACAAAATACTTTACACTGAAAAAAAGTTCTCAACTAATGATGATGAGTTGTTATTATCAGACTTAAAAGTTAAGGACATACCAGTGTTGGCCACAGAAGAAGTTGATGAGTATAAAAAGATATTAAAAAATTCGCAACCACAACTTTACGATTACTTTAATTTTGCTAAATCATTATGGACTGTGGTTTATGAATCAATTGACCTAAAGGTTAAAAAGAATAGGTCAAACATAAAATCTAAATCAGGGTTCTTTTATTATAAAAATGACGATGTTTTATATATTTGGCAATATACGACCAAAAAAGTTTATAAGACAAATAATCAGACTAAAACTCATTTAAAACAAATTTATAAAGGTGAAGAAAAAGAGTTGACTGTTGAGAAAATAATATCTATGTTTTCTAAAACATATGATAAGAATAATGAAAAGACTTATCCTATTTTTGAAGTGAGCTGTAGCAATATGTTCCCATTAAAAGAAACATTATTACCAATCTTTAAAAGAAAAATATTGTCTTACATTAATCAACAAAAAGAAAGGACGGTTAACTCTGAAAATTATGCGTAATGAGTTTCAATAAAAGATTTTTAAACAAAGAAAACATTATTGCCAACATTGATAACCTGACTAATTATTTGGGTAAACCTGATGTGGTGTTTTTAACGGATGACTTTTCAAAAGAAGTGTATCGTATGTTTAATAACAATGTTTCTGAAGAAGAAATAATAAACTACATTAATAATAATCATGAAAGTTAAATTAGAATATGTGTGGCTTGATGGGTACACACCAGAACCAAATCTAAGAAGTAAAGTTAAAATTGTTAGTCATGACGATATAAGTGAGGCGTTTTTAACAGGTAAATTTCCTGAATGGAATTTTGATGGTTCATCAACTAATCAAGCTGAAACAGGTGATTCTGATTGTATTTTAAAACCTGTAAGACATTATACGACTGATAGGTTATCTACGGTATATGTTTTGTGTGAAGTAATGAATTCTGACGGAACTCCACATCAATCTAATACAAGAGCTAAAATAACAGAAGATGATAATGGAATGTGGTTTGGGTTTGAACAAGAATATTTTATTCGTGAAGGTAAAAACATGCCAGTGTTGGGTCATAGTGGAAGACATAGTAATCAACAAGGTGAGTTTTATTGTGGTGTTGGTGCAAATGTTGTTGGTAGAGAATTTGTGGAGAAACATACCAACATGTGTTTAAATTATGGTATTAATATTACGGGAACAAATGCTGAGGTTGCATTAGGACAGTGGGAATATCAAGTCTTTTCAAAAGGTAAGATGAAAGGTGGTGATGACCTTTGGATGACAAGATATTTCTTACATAAAATTTCTGAAGAATATGGATATGAGATTGAACTACACCCAAAACCTATCCAACACGGAGAATGGAATGGGTCGGGATTACATACCAATTTCTCAACAGAATATATGAGAGAAGTTGGGGGTGAAGAATATTTTCAATCTTTATTTTCAAGTTTTGAGGCAAGACACTATGAACACATCAAAAATTATGGGTCGTCTAATGAACTTAGATTAACTGGTAAGTTTGAAACACAATCAATTGATAAGTTTAGTTGGGGTGTATCAGACAGAGGAGCATCAATTAGAGTTCCACAATCAACAGCAAAAGAATGGAAAGGTTATATTGAAGATAGACGACCAGCGTCAAATGCTGACCCATACAAAATTATTCATCAGATAGATTTATCCATTAATAATGCTGAAACTATATTTGATATGAAGCATAAAATGAATTATGTTGTGAAAGATTATGAGGTCTTAAAACAACATTTAAATGGGGTATTGAGTAATGATGAGTTATTGAAAGAATATAGAGATGATGAGGAGTATGAAATTGACTCTGAAACTATGGATGGGTCCAATATAACCACAGAAAAAATTAATTTTAACGCTACGTTTGGAAAAGAAGGTCCCACAAAAATACCAAAGGAGATTTTAGAACGAATGATGAAGGCGGATAGAATTAAAGATATGGTTACTAAAAATAAAATTGTTGAAGATAGAGTATCCAAAAAAGAAGAATACGAGAGCAAATTAAACCAAATAATTAAAGATTCTAATAAAAATAAATAAAATGAGTGAACAAGTTAACCATCCAGAACATTACCAATTCGGCAATGACAAAACATACGAAGTTATTAAAATTATAGAAGTCTATAATTTTGACTTTCATTTAGGTAATTGCTTCAAATACATTAGTAGAGCGGGTAAAAAAAATCCTGATAAAGAACTTGAAGATTTAAAAAAGGCAAAATTTTATTTGGAGAGGAAAATAGAATTACTTGAAGGTAATTTAAATTAAATATATTCGGCTCTTAATTGAGGTAAAATTGTGTTCATAATGTTATCATAAACACCTGGTAGATAAACTTCTTTATACCACTGAAGTAATTCCTCAATATTTCTAAATTTACCTGGTACTTTTTTAACAAAATAAAAGTCAGGTTGTTCTTCATTAGCCGCATGTAATCCATTAATATTTAATACATAGTATTCAACATTGTATGGTAATATTGCCCTACCATCCCAATATGGTGTTGCGAGTATCATAATACCTTCAGTAAATCGTCTACCATTGTATTCAGTTCTAATTGATGTTAAAGGGGTCCAACTAACGGTGCCATCATAACTGTTTGCAGATATAATAAATTCTTTATATTTGGTTGGAATCTCTTCATGACTTATAAGGTCAAGTAACACCTCGTATGATTCCGTAGGGTATAATGGGTATTTTGTGATAGTTAATATTTCGGTAATACTTAGACCAACCATTTTAGCGGCGTCCCAAATACCAACTTTCTCAACCAACCTGAGCAAAGATTCTTTATTCATATTGATAAATATGTATAATATATATAACTGATATGGAAAATTACATCAATCGTTATATTTATGATTAAAGATAAATAAAACAATATCTCAATTATAGATGGCTAACGAAAAATTAACTCAATTACCTTCATTATCCGCCGCGTCAGGTAATACCTTATTTTATGTGGTTGATGTCAGTGACCCAACGGATGACCCAACGGGTAGCTCCAAACAGATAACAAGAGATAATATATTAAAAAATGTTAATCAAATAGATTTTAATACTTCAGGTACCACTAGTCCAACGGGGGGTACAATGTACTATGATTATAATGAAAATGCGTTATCATATAAACCAATAACTAATCAAAATGATGTTACGGTTAATTTGGGTCAAGAATCTTTAATTAGGGTTTATAATGGTTTACCTACAACAATACTTAACGGACAGGTTTTACATATAACGGGTGCAACTAGTGGGGTACCTACGGTTGCATTAGCAAACGCCTCAAAATTAGGTGCAACATTTACAGATAGTTTAGCTCAAACTTCTGGTGTTGCAACCCATGACATACCAAGTGGTGAATATGGTTTTATGACTAATTTTGGTATTGTTAGAGATTTAAATACAACAGCATTTACTGTAGGTCAAGAAGTATTCTTATCTGATACAATTGATGGAGCTTTAACAAATGACCCAAATAATATAGAATTCACATCAAGAATCTCAACAGTAGGTTATTGCTTGGAGTCAAGCCCAACAAATGGTAAAATACTTGTTGTAATCACAAATGAAAACCCATTACAAAGTTTAACACAACAAGAGGTTAACGTATTGTTGGGTAATACAATATCAACAGGTGCTTATTTTTATACTGGTGCAACAACTGCGTCAACAACGACTATTAATGTGTCACCAATGAGGGGTTGGGTTGTTTATAATACAAATGAAAATGCAACAAATCCTTTAGTTTTAAACATTTATTATAGTGGTGGAACAAATGTTGGTATAACTAATATTGGTTCTGCGGATGCCACGTACTTTTTAGTTAATAGTGGGGGTACATTATATCAACAAACGACATTTCCATCACCTCAAGAAAGGAGAGAAAATATATTTTTAGGTAAAGTTGTTCATCCTAATAGGTCAACTATTCTTGCGGTTAATAATACCGTTGATTATGATGTATCACCAATGTCGGCGTTGCGTGATTTATGGTCACCTATCAAAATAATTAATGACGGAGTATTGGTTACACCAAATGGGTCTAATTTAAATATTAATACATCGTCAGGAACTCTTTGGTCTAATGGTATCGGTTGGACCACAAACGAATTAAACCCAAATAGTGTTACTATTTCGGCAAAAGTGACAGCATCATTTTTTTACAGAACACAAACAGGTGGGACAAGTAGTGCTGTTACAGTGATTGACCCTACAAAATATGATGTTGGTGGTGTTATTACATCGGTTGGTGGTGCTGCTAGTAATGATGCAACTAATCAGAGAGTTTATTTATACCCTACAGGGACTATTAATGTATTATACGGTCAAACTGTTTATAATACTTTAGCTCAGGCGGTTTCGGGAATTCAATCTGAAACATTTGTTGTTTATCCGAATGCTAAAACAACAGGAGTTTTAATTGGGATTATTTCGGTAAGAAATGATATTGTTGATGATGGTCAACCATTAACCAATACTGATTATGCGATTTTCACACCTGTTTCTAAATTTGGTGAATTATTAGGTGGTACTGCGGGTCTATCTACAACAACATTACAACAAGCATATAATAACTCAACAACGCCTGAGATTATAACTAACTCAACGTTAGGACCTGTATCAATCAAGAATGGTTCGGGAACTGCCGATAACGTTACAAGTTTATTTGAGACGTTAAATTCAGGTGGAACTGTAACAATGTTTGTTAGGGCTGATGGTTCTATCAGTGCAAATACTATTACCGCAACAACAATATCGGCAACAACATATCAGAATTTACCTGTTGACCCCAATTATTATGTGACTGCTTTTACATACAATAATAATGTTTTCACAATTAAACAAACAGGTCAGTCAGATTTAACCGCACTTATTAATACAGTGACAGGATGGACTGTTAATGGTGAATTAACCGTAACAGGAAATACAAGTTTACAAGCATTTACTGGAACATCAGGAACCATTAATGGTAATTTAACAGTTACAGGTCAAACAAGAGCAAATAAAGGAATTTACGGGTTCCAAGGGACTAACACAGGAGGGGGTA